GCTTCGTTCGCTTCTGTAGCTAAGTTAGAGTTATTGATATAAGCGAACAATGTATCTGTTTCTTTCTCTAGTTGCGCATCAATCTTAGTCTGCTGCTCTTTAGGAACTGCAGTACCTGCTGTCAACTTCGCCCACTTCTTAAAAGGTGGTACTAGTGTTGACTGTAGTCTTGATGCAAATCTCTGAGTAGCAATTAATGCTGTAGAGTCATAGATTCTTGTGTTCTTCTTAGCACCTTTAGCATGTTCATTAAAGACCTCACGCTGTGGTAGAGCATATTCGTAACACTCTTTCCAATGTGATTCCCACGAACCTCTATGTGCTTTTGCTGTCTCGTATCTTTTAATGATAGAAGCTACTGCTTGATTGCTCTTGCTGTATGTTGGCATTGTTTACCCCAGTGTTTTAGACTTTACGCCTGTCTCTGCGCCTGACATAAGTAGCGATCTACCAGTTCTACGTCTAAATCCTGATGATTGTCTTTTTGTAGCTGCAAACTCTTCTTTTCTAGTCTCTCGATCTCTTAAAGCTTCAGCTTTCAGTTGTGACTCGCTCGGTTGTGGTGCGTCTGGTGATAGGAATCCCATGGTTTTTTCTCCGTAAATAATTATATAATTTTTTAGGTGTTACGATCCAAAAGGCTCTAACCCCAATTAGATGCTTAATTATATTAACACAAGTCATGATGCCACGGAACATAAATTTATTTTCCCTGTTCTTTCTGACATATAACACCGTGTGGCCTAGTTCTAACATTAACTCTGGTACATTGTCTTCATGAGTATATGGCATAACCTGCACCTCTAGCCAGCATCCAAGTGGATCTATTAATATCCAGTTGTAACCATCCCACCTAAAAGCGAAGCAATGTCTCCACCCTTTAGATGTAAACAGATCCCATATATGCCATCGTCCACCATCTACAAAAGCTATGAACCAGTCTATTTCATTCTCTACTAACTCAGCCATTTAGCCAATCAGTATTAGCCATTGGTTGTCTCTTTCCTGCTTCTGGTCTGTTCTCTCTAAAGGCTATAGCGAAGTATCTGAACGCATCTGCAAAGTGTGAAGACCAGTCATGTAGTGGATGTGGTTTATATACGCCCTTCTTCTCATCAAACTCTTTGCGGTATCGTCTCAAAGCATTAAGGCCGTCTTTAGTGCCTGTCTTCTCAAAGTAACACTTCGGTAGTATTGCTCTAGCAGCATGAATACCGTCTTCAACCGATAGTCTTGGTACTACTAAGAAGTTAATACCTAGCTTACGTGCTGTCTCTAGTCTCGACTTACCTGTGCCTAGTTCTCTCACTGCAATATCATGTGGTGCGTAGTGTCTTCCCATCACTGCTTGATTCTTTACTCGCCAGTCATGTAGATAGTTGATATAGAACTGTAGGCCCTCACCTTGGTTCTCAAACGCATGAACAATACGTAGCTCTTTACCCACTTGTTGAACAAACCAGATAGAAGTAGCATCTGCAACACCCAGATCCCAGTAAGTATCAACAGGAATGCTAGGTTCAACAGGGAAGTTCATGATCTGACTATCATCAATAAACTTAGCATAGTATGATCCATCTCTATTAGATAGGACTTCACCTTCCCACACATGGTTGTATAAGTCTTCATTCTTCTTTTTAAGCTCTAATCTCTCAGCTTCTAACTCTTTAGGAAACCATGGGTTGTCATTGTAATTAACCTTAACCACGTATGAATCAGCTGGTGGATGTAATACGTATCGATCGTAGGTATTATCCATTTCATCGTTTGGATTAAATGAAACCCAGATCTCTGATCCATCCTTACGTAGAGTAGGTATCAGGGTTTCCCACGATGTGTAGGTCACTGACTCAGCCTCTTCCACCCAAACTATGTCTAGTCCTTCCATTGACTTAATCTTGGTGATGTTAGATCTCATACCCTCAAAGATAAACCTACTACCGTTAGTGCCTAGTATCTGAGTCTTCTGTACATCGAAGTAATCACGTAAGCCCATACGTTCAATCGTATCACCAAGCAGTTGTAACACTGAATCTTGAATAGATCGCTGTATCTCACGAGAGCATAGTATTCTTACTGGGCCTTCCCATGCTTTCTTAACAAGCATTGCTGCAATAGTCCAGGACTTACCTGATCCACGCCCACCATNGATCTCTGATCCATCCTTACGTAGAGTAGGTATCAGGGTTTCCCACGATGTGTAGGTCACTGACTCAGCCTCTTCCACCCAAACTATGTCTAGTCCTTCCATTGACTTAATCTTGGTGATGTTAGATCTCATACCCTCAAAGATAAACCTACTACCGTTAGTGCCTAGTATCTGAGTCTTCTGTACATCGAAGTAATCACGTAGGCCCATACGTTCAATCGTATCACCTAGTAGTTGTAGCACTGAGTCTTGAATAGATCGTTGTATCTCACGAGAGCATAGTATTCTTACTGGCTTCTCCCATGCTTTCTTAACAAGCATTGCTGCAATAGTCCAGGACTTACCTGATCCACGCCCACCATAAGCAATCTTATATCTATGTGGCTTTAGGAAAGGTTCGAACTTCTTGGTTATGTCTACTTTAACCTTCATTCATAGTCCGCTACTTCACCACCATCAATGATAGTTACTATCACCTCGTTATCATTCTTCAGGCCACCGTTCAGATTAATATCTTTAGCATCAGCATAGCCTCTGTCTTTTAATATGCTTGGTGCAAACTTATTCAATACAATAGGGTTACGGTCTTCAAAGATGTGCCTGTGTATCTCGCTCTCTACCCTATCCTTTAAACCTTCTTTAGCCTGGTCTAGAGCATCTGCAAAACTGTCCGATCTGTTTTTCCACTCATAAAACGTTGATCTAGCAACATCGGTACTTGTACACGCACTAGATACATTGCAATAGTTGGACAAATAAGCATTGATAAACTTGATCTGTCTATCGGTTAAGCCATCGCCTATATATATCGGTATAGGTAGGTTGTTATCCATTATGCTATCGCACCTTCTACGCCTTTGAATGATCCGTCTACTGTATCAAACATGAATGTTACTTCTTGGTTAGTCTCAGCTATACAGTCACAAACACCATTGCCGTTCATGCCTCTTTGAAAGAATGAAACGTAAGTGTATTCGTCACCCTCTATGATGATCTTGTTACTAATGCCATCGCCTACATCTTTAGTCATCATTATTATAAATTGTTGTAAATCAGTCATTAGTGTATATCCCTTGGTTCTTCTAAATTTACAGCCATAAGGCCACCCTCAAAGTTTCGATCTTCTATTAAGTCATCAACCATAGCGTGAACATCTTGTACTGTCATATCGCCATCGGTCATGTTAGACACCCAGACACATAGTGCCATATATCTCGTAGGTATGTCCTCGTCTACCATTTCAAAATATTCTACTTCTCTTTCAGCTGTCATCTTATCCTCTCTTGTAACCCATTGATTCATAATACAAATCCTCTGGTCTTGGCAACACTATACCATACTCACTAGCAAATATATCAATCTGCTCTAGGTAGTCCTTAAAGTTGCCCATGTTTAGTTTGGTCGTAGATCTTAACTCTTTAATGACCCCTGTCTTGGTAGTTACCTCTTCATATCCTAGATACTTGTGTCGCATAACAACGTGCATCTCGTCTTTTGTATAGCCAGTTTCTGTACCTAATAATTTAATCCACTCCCAGTACAATCTGTTCTGTTTGGTTGACCTACTATCTTTGTCTTGCTTGATCTCAATAATTGCCTTCTCGTCATCTGGAAACTCACTGAAGTGTGAAACTATCATTGATTCAATAATATGTCGCTTCTCTTTCTTTCTCTCAATAACCCTTTTCACACCAACCCCATCATTTTATCAATAGCCTCTTGTACCTTTCTCTGCTCTATTCGGTGCGCTCGCAGTGTATCTATAATCTTCTGCCACTTTTTGTCTGTCATGTGGACAAATGCCGAATCAGCGTCATGCAACAACACCTCAACGTGCTTAACCCATTTACTAGAAATATTATTGTTGTTTAATTCTTTTCTTAACTCTTCACAATCACGCTTGCCATTCTTAACAACAAGGGAAAACATACTCTTATATAAGTCTCTTCGCTCTTGTCTCTTATCTTCTACTATCTCAAGCTCTTTGTCGCTTAATGCTACGTCTTTACTATGCCGTATGTGATTAAGTTGCTGAATCCTAGTGCCTAAACCTTGGTTTGTTAGTGTAAACCTTTTCACATTAACCCCTTGCTAACTAAAATCTCTTGTGTTCGTTTCATGCCCATTAGATGACTCAATAGTAAAAATTCCCTTTCGTGAATAGATGGTACACGCCCATCAAGAATATCGTGACAAGAACTACAGGAATAAGCGCCATGAATATCAAGACACTTAGCGCCCATGCCACCTCCGTTAAGATGAGCAAAGATAACTGTTTCATTTTCAACGCCTCCATAACACCCATCTAATCTAATAGTACAGGCTTGACCTCTAGCGCTCTTAGTTATTAAGGACATTCATCTGCCATTCAATACATTGTTCTATAACGTCAGCTACTGAATATACAACAGCTACTTCAGCACAAGCGGTTTCAAGTCGTTCAATCATATCTTTCTGGACAGCACTGAGTCTTCCTTTAGCGCTTCCTGGTGTCTTAGGTCGTTTAACTTCAAGAAAGAACGTCTGACCTTCATGAATAATACAAATATCAGGTATTCCTGCCTTAACGCCTTCTTTTTTTAGTCTTGCTGCGGTTATTAAACTACGCTTACCGCCATTAGGGATAGCAA